TCAGCAGCAATGTTATACAACTGATGCTCACGCTGCTCACGTCGGGTAAGGTGACCAAAGACGCAGTGTAAGATTTCGTGTGCAAGAACAAACTCAATTTCTTTGTTTGACATTGCGTTAAAGAATTGCGTGTTGAAGTACAGGTTTTTACCGTCGACTGCGGCAGTAGGAAGCCAATCGTCAGCAGCAAGAATACGCAAACGTGTTGCCATATTGCCAAAGAATGGGTGACGCAGTAACAATCCGACCCGCGCCACAATAATGCGCTCAAATACTTCGTACCGCATATCTTTAAGTTGCTCGTCAGTAATGTCCGGGTTAGGGGTCCACTTTGACTTGCCCATGCTGTTGTCTGCTTTCTTGCTCATAATAACCTCTTTATCTAATTTGTTTATGTAGTATAGCACTTGTTTGCTACGCTGTCAACGCCAAAAGCACATTCCTCGACCGTCGTTTACTTTTTCTTTTTCTACGAACTGCAATGTTTTCTTTTCAAAGTTAAGTTTAAGTGTAAACCTATGACCGATACCATAGCTGCCTTTGCAGCCGCCGTCGGCCTCGATGAATACTTTACTAGTGTCAAAAGTAGTTATCTCGTCTTCGTTAACGTCATACAGTCGTTTGACGTTCATTTTAGACTTCGAGACACTAAACGAGGTTTCGTTAAAGTTGTATTTGGTCGAGAGGTGTTTGGCGAAGCGGTTTCTGTAGTACACGTGGACAGTATTATCACTGTAGTCAGTCCGCTCTTGCACATCACCATACGGGTTGTAGGTTTCGTCTTTGGTACAAGTGAACGAACCCATGTAGGTGTATACTTGTTCGTGTGCACCAACAAACGGAACGCCAATCTCTATAGCTGTACTGGTAGCAGTCTTGGGTGCGTTGTTAATCGTAAACGTCTCTTTAAACTTTTGGAACGACCCTGCTGTAGGAACAAAGTAATAGTTGCTGCCAGCAAATCGGAACGACATAGGAGCATTAAACTTTCCGTTAGCGATTCCGTCGGCCATAACACTTTCGATTAGTCCGTCTACTCGAAAGTCGAACTCAAAGTAGCAATCTTTCTCTTTACAGTAAACAACCGCTTGAGGAACCTTTGCGCTTTGTCCTCGACTGTCGATAGAATTAATTACCTCACACGCTGTGAACAGATTGGGCATAGTTATAAACCCACAATCGTATGTATTGCCGTAATAGCTTTCGGCCCACGATACAGCCGGACCGCTATCGTGATGTTCAAGTTTGGGCCACGATGTGTACTTGGGCTTGTTGTTGTGAAGATCAGCATTGCCGTTCTTGGGCATGCGATAGTAGAAAACGACGTTATTACAGTTCTTTGTCATACAATCACCTTTCAAAAAAAATAGCGCAGGTCTTACGCTGCGCTAATCTTGTGTCTATACGCCTTGAGCAGCTTTGATGTACTTACCGTAACGTTCATGGAACTCATCAAAACAAGCAACAGCGTCTGGATCAATTGGCAAGCTGTATTGTGTTAGCGCCAACTTAATACCCATAACAACCAACTCGGTATCAAAGTTGTCCATTGAAAACCGCAGGAAGTTATTGACTTTGTTATCGAACTTTTTATCGTTCTTGTCGCATGCTTCCTTGAGCTCGTAGCACATTGCAACAGTCAAAGAGTACATTGCGCTGATTTCGCGTGTCTCCATTTCTTTGACCTTGCCTGCTAAGATGTCAGTTGGGTTAGGCATGCTAGCCGAAACGCGTCGATGTGCCATAAACTTTACAGCTAGACCTTCGCCAATTGACCCACTGACCAAGTCAGTAGTAGTAGCATCATCGATGTCGTCTTCAATTAGCTCGCTTACAAAAGTCCAACTACGCGGAGTAGCAAATGAACGACTTGGTGACTTAGGGTCGAAGTCGTAAAGGTCTTTCTTAGCAAACGTAACGTAGCCTACAACGTCTCTGTGGATCTTGTTGTCTACAGCCCATTGAAACCAATCGTTAAAGTCGACTTTCATTTCCAAGTGAACAAATCGGTTGGCCAACGGTGCCGGCATACGATAGGTTACACCTTTATCGCTTTCTCGGTTACCAGCAGCAACAATCATTACGTTATCTGGTAGCTCGTAAGTACCTACCTTACGGTTAAGAATCAGCTGATAGGCAGCCGCTTGTACTGCTGGAGCGGCACTGTTCATCTCGTCCAGGAACAGGATGATGTTTTCGTACTTTGCTCCCATTGCTTGGTCTGGCAATTCGCTAGGTGCACCCCATACCATTTTCTTCTGCTCAGGATCGTAATACGGAATGCCTTTAATGTCAGTTGGATCCCAAAGGCTTAGACGAATGTCAATAACCTTTGCGTTGATCTGACCAGCAATCTGCTCTACAATTTCACTTTTGCCAATGCCCGGGGGGCCCCACAAAAATATAGGACGCTTTTTGCGGATAGCGTGTAGAATGCTGCGTTTTGCGCCGTTAGGACTAACTGTACGTGCTTGTGTTTCTGCTTGGGCCACGGTGTAATACCTTTGTCGTTTATAGTTTGTTTAGTTTCGTTCGCGTTTTGTTTAACGCACTTAAACATGATAGCATCTTTAGCAACAATGTCAACTATTTTTTTAAAATTATTTTTCTTTTTTTGACTGACTCATAGCCTTTATCATTCCGTACTTGCGTATGTCGCCCGAAAATAGAGTAAGCTCTACTGCCTTCCGTTCGTTCGTGACTATAACTCCTTTGCTGGTGAGATAGTACGGACACTCGATAAAGTGATCTAGGAAGATTATTATTTGAGTAGTAGTGGCCATTCCGGGTGGGTAGGGTATATTGTATGTGCGTAACCCAATCTCTGTCAACACGTCCATGCCTTGCTCAGTTAGTCTCAGTCCGCCTATCTCTTTAACTCGTGTGTTCTGCCACCACAGAGACAGATGTTGCTTAACACTTAGCTCGTTTGTACTCTGGTCCAGGGCAGCTAAAAACATTTTAGTGTATAGTTCTTTCCAGTTCATGGACATACTTTCTCACCTGACTCTAGTTTGTGCACAGAAAAGTCGCAACACTTAAATAAGTCGTTTAGTTTTTTTGCAAGATTAATGGCGTGCCCTGGATTTGAAAAGCTAGTCTTTTTGTATTTTGGTCCAGGGTAGTTCGTAAGGGCGTTTGAGCTTTTTAAATTAAAGGGCCGGTCCTGATAAAACACGGCCCAAATTGCTTCTGCTTCGAGTACTTGCTCTGATCGGTATGTCTTGTTGTTTATATTTTCGAGTATGACTGTTGGTTTAGGTCGTGACATATACGTGGTTCCTTATTAACTACGTATATATTTAGCGTATTAGTGATATCTGTGCAGTTTACTTCCAGCTGGTTCCGCCGTCCACTTGTACTTGTAATACAGCACTGTCGTTGCTTTTACTTTCTGTGATTAGCTTCTCAAGGTCGCCATTAAGCCTCGCCATTACTGCTCCTAGTGTAAACGCAAGATTCTTTGCTTGGATTATATCCATCTTTACTTCTTTTGCTCGGCTATTATCAGCAGATTTAACCTGCTGCATAAACTGCTGTATAGGCATAGTATTTAACGGCTCAATTGACTGCACGGATTAGCTCCTGCCTCATTTCGAACTCTGTCTTAAAGGGGCCTTTTGTTTCGTACTGTTCGACAGTACTAAGTTTAGGGCAAAAACTTCTAACCCAGCCTTTATTGAACTTTATAATATGATACCCTGCACAATACATACTTTTAGACTTTTCGCTTTTTGTAAATAAAGGCAAGTGACGCTTAACGTCATAGATACGGTTAAACGGCGCAACGCTAGTAGGATATCCGTATGCTTCGAGTGTTACATCATTAGTATTATCTACTGAACTAGATTTGTCACTCCACGTAATGTTGAAACCAAATTTCTTTTTAATTTGTTGAGTATTGTCAAAGTAACATGTTTCTGCTTTGTTACTAAACATATAGCGATCATCGTTTAAGCTCAGTGTACCAATTCGGTCTCCGTCTTCTTCGACAATCCAAAACTTATCTTTAATAATCATTTTAACTTTTGTTGCCATTAATCTACGTACTCCTCGTCTGCTTCTGCTTCTTCGTCCTCTATATAGAAAATATCACCGTGTAGCCCACAGACTATTTGATTGTTCTTTCCTACTACTACATAATGCCCAGGCATATTTTTAACCTCAGACAATATAGTGCATATCTTCCACTTCTCTTTTCCGTTGAATCCTAGCGTCGCAAAGTAGTTCTTTTGATATTGCGCCTCGTAATCATCGACATTAAGAAAAACCGATACAGCAATTCCATTAGCTGCTGCTTCTACAAGCTCTAATTGATCTTCGAACGGCAATAGTTTCATTTTGTATACCTTGCATTTAGTGCATTTGCATAGGACTGTGCTTGATCTGCAATTCGCTGCATATCCCACTTGGCACAGAACTTCATTAGTCGCATGCCCACTTGTGTAACTTGTTTAGTTTCAATATTATCAATGGTCTCGTTAATCATAGCACGTATGTCTTGTGGCTGTGCAGTTAGGTCGCACAGTATTACATTACGATGATAGTCATCAAGTACCCTGTGCTCGTTACCGTCATGATCAGACCAACGTTGCAACATCATGTTATTCCAACTGAATCCTTTTGCATGCTTATCGTTAAATGCTTCCAACAAGCCCACTCGATTCTTGGTGCTTTTTTTAGGCACGCCTGGATACGCTGAAAATACATTGTCGCTAGTATCACCCCTCATGCACTTTTCAAACAATTGCCACTCTGGGTGCGGAGCGGGTTTAGGTTCTTTGGTTGCCTTTTCAATTATTTCCTTACCCTTATCGTCAAAGTAACCTTTGTGTGTAATGGTTATATTAGCTACACCATTATATTGCGTCACGTTAGGAGCAATTAGCTGAGCAAAGTCACCGTCTGTGCTGATAATAACGTGCGAGTCGTCTGGGTGCAGTTGAATAAAGCCACCTATGAGGTCATCTGCTTCGAGATTAGGATGACGAATAACAGTGCAGTTAGTTTTTTCTTTAACAAAGTTAGTAAACTCTTCATAGATTTCCCAAAATGCAGTATCTTCGTCTTCCTCTTGTGCGGTCATTGCTGATCGAACTGCTGCTCTATTACGCTTGTAAGGAGCATAAAAGTCCTTGCGCCAACTGCGTCCTTCGAGACAGAAGATGACGTGGTCTGCGTTAAAGTCAGTCCAGGCTTTCTTTATACAGTTTAGGGTAATGTGCAGAGCCATACCAACTTTAGTGTCGATGTCACCGCGTACGACGTGACGTGCTCGAAAAAACAAATTTGACGTGTCAATTAGTATGTAAGTTTTATTCATGAAAAAGATCCAGTTAATGTTTCATTTAAAGTATATTGTAGCATATAGGTTACTGGATGTCAACTCCATTTCATAATTAGCAGAGTACGGTGTTTTTCTTGTTCAAACCATATGTGCTCTTCGAATTCTCCTGTAATCTTGTATAAGTCTGGCTCAAACGTTTTCTCAACCCATTCAAATAAATCGCGGCGCCGCGAAATAGATAGCAGTCTAGAATCTACACCAAAAGTAAATTTATTATCCTCTCCCTCTAACAGAGGCATTCTATTATCAGGCAGGCCTGGAAGAGGATCAAGCAATGTCCATGTACCTATTGAGTACCCGCGTGGGTTCAATTTCGTACTTGGCTTTAGTGAATTTACTTCCATGATCAGTCCTTCTTGGTGTTGTCAAGCTCGTCGTTCTTAAGCCAAGGAAAGTCGTTTACAAAAAGTTCAGGGCGAGTTAATACAAACCACCACAGCCTGATATGGTTAATTCTATTACTCTTATCCATTGGCAGACTTTTAGAGCGAGCAAATTGTACTAATGTTAGCAGACCAATTGCAGTAGCAAAGATGCCAGCGATTACTATAAGTGCTAGCAAGACCTTTAATAAGAATAGTAAAATGAATGTCATGACACCTCCGACTTGTTATTACTAATTGGCTCCACGTTGATATAACCGTATCCTCTGTCGGTGGCCAACCCGTCTTCTTGTAGCATGTTAAAGATAATATCACGGAACCATCGATCTACTATTTCTTCTTCTGGATCAGCTTCGAGCCCGTATCCTTCTGCTCTTAATCGTATAATAAAAAACTCATTCCAATCAAGTTCAAAAAACCCGTTTCTGATATTGTCTTTATTTACGTGGGTGTCAAGTACTTGAACCCACTCTTCGCCTTTTTGGGTTGCTTGGGCTTTTGGGTCTAGCGCATTAAATACAGCTTCTTTATCAAGTCTTTCTTTTTCGGCTGCTGCTTCCTTGGCTGCCTCTTCACGAGCTTGTTTTCTCTCAAACTCTTCGGCTGCCGCTCGGGTAACATCTTCCATTACCTTTTCAAGCCGAGCCTCGACAATCGCTCTTTCTCTTTCAATTTTTTCAAGTCCTGTAATCTTTTTCCAAAAACTCATCTGTTTCTCCTATGTAGTACTACGTGCCCCACTTATTACCATACAATTGAATTTGTAGCCTCGGTGAGAACCTCCATCCCTGCTTTATAGCAATATCAGCTACTCGCTGTTCGTTCATTTCGTATTCTTCACTGCGGCCGCCCAACGGCATCAAATATACAGGACACGCTACTCCTGTTGATTGATACTCACCAACTGCTGTGTGTACTTCTTCAACATCAACTTCGTCTGCTACAACAAACTTGAGGTATATGTCGCTGTTAGGAAGTTCTTGAGTATAGCTTGCAACTATTTCAGGCTTTATCGCAGCTTTCCACGCCTCACCGGATACTGTTAGTTTAGGTGAGCAACTCCACATCAACTTCACCTCGGGCCTGCTCAACAATGCGGCAACTAATTCCGGTGACAATGGCTGGGTGCCATTGGTTTCAATAGTTATGTTTTTAAGATCATGCATTCCGGGGTGTTCTAGCAGTTTAGGCCAAAACTTCTGCCATAGCATTGGTTCACCTCCGGTAAGTATTAAGTGGATGTCTTGACCGTTGTCCATGGTCCATTTGCCTTGTGGGGTAACACTAAGTAAGTGTTTGACCACACTATCAACTTCTCCATCTTTCATGTATTTCTTAAATTCAGGGTAGATACTAGCGTATGTATCACAGCCTGTATGAATTATAGGCAAGTCCTCAAACTTGTCGATGTCATTAAGTCTGTCACTTGTGATAAGTTCCTTAACTTCAGGATTGTGTTTAGCTTTAGGAGTCCCCCGTTCCAGGCCGAAATTTTCACAGCGAAAATTACAACCAAAGGTTCTCAAAAATACGCTAGGAACGCCTACAAATAAACCTTCACCTTGCAAACTGGAGAAAACTTCTGAGTACCTCAATTTCATATTAGTAAACTCCCTTACCACCCGACGACTGTTGTAGTTTAATGTTATCAAAAAATTCTTTCTTTGTACTTGGGTCAGATTTAAATGCTCCTCTCAGCACAGTAGTTTGGGTTAACGAGCTAGTAGCCATAATTCCCCTATTAGTACAGCATCCGTGTTCGGCGCCTACGTGCACAGCCACATCCAATGATTCAGTTGCTTTTTGTATTTCCTCAGCAATGTTGTTAGCCAATTGCTCCTGTAGAGTGCCGCGCCTTGAACACCATTGAGCAATGCGAGTGTACTTACTGAGACCGATTACTTTCTTACCTGGGATAATTCCAATGTAGGCAACACCAGTTACGGGCTGGTGATGATGCGAACACATACTACGCAGCTCTGAACGCACTACTAACATGCCAGTATAAGCTTCGATGCCTTCGTTTGGGAATGCAGTTGCCTTTGGGGCAGGGTTATAGCGGCCGCTCATTACTTCGTTGATGTACATTTTAGCAAGACGTCGACCAGTGTCCATTGAATTTGGATCAGTGTATCGGTCAATTACTAAACTGTCAAGAACGCTTGTAAACTGATCTGCTAGTTCTAGAATTAGTTCTTCCTTCTCACCATCGAGAATGTATTCTGAAATGTTATCACCTGCCCAGTACCGGGCACCAGCGTTATTCAACCGTTGCTTAATTACTTCCGAAATTGTTTGTGTCATTATTTCTCCGAGTTATGAAAGGACGAGGATGTCCTTATTCTGACTTAATACATTGTACCACGTATTTAGATTTTTGTCAATGTCTGTGATTATTTGTGGCCAAGCGTAAAAGTCATTCTCCCCAAGGAGCAAAACGAGTCGACTCCCAAGGAAAAGTGATAGAAGCTTGTATTCATAATTGATAGCTCTCAGTTAGTACATTATATTTGAATTTTAATAGGTCGTCAACGAAAGGATAAATAAAGTGTAATCCACGGTACAGCAATACCTGACTACTCTATTATTAAAGGACAACAACAGCATGATTATTTATTCTATATACCTTATTACGAACAACATTAACGGCAAGCAATACGTAGGCTTTACATCACACCATCCAAAAAATAGATTCCAAAGGCATTGTCAATCTGCAAACAATGGCAGCAAAACAGTATTCCATAAAGCTATGCGTAAGTATTCCTCAAAGAAATTTTCTGTTCAATGTCTATACCAAACTCTTGATAAAGATCATGCGTTGACGGAAATGGAGGAGCATTTTATTAAAGAATATAATACTCACTTCATTCACGGAACTGGCTACAACATGAACTATGGCGGCGTAGGTGGCGACAATTCATCTAGCCCAAATTTTAAGGAATACATCGCAAATAGGAATTATTATGGAGAGAATAATCCTTGCTACGGCCTAAAGCATGCCTATAAGCCTCGCTGGTCTAGAAGAGGCAAGTTACCGTTAAATTTCGAATCTTGGTCTACTGCTGCAAAGGGTAAAAGCTATTATCACAATACTATGTTACAAACAGAAAAAAGATTCCTCCCTTCTGAGATTCCTCAGGGATGGGAGAAAGGGCGTCTTAAGATTGCATGTTCTTGCGGTAAGGATGTAGACATCTCTAATCTGAAGAAGTACCACGCCTCTTGTCAGAAACTCTAGCTAATAACGAGTCTCTCTCCCAAGGAAAAGATAGCCATTGGTCTTTTTCTTTTTTATCTATTGCGGCCCAGAAGTATTGTACGTCACGAAAGTCGCCACTAGTATTTTCTGTCATAGCAGCAAACCGCACGTTTTTGGTCCAAACAGAATCCCAAGCGTATTGTTCGGACGGCAAGCATCCGCTCTGCCAGTCCTCCTTAATCCAGCTGAAGGTAGCACCTGTGTCATTAATATCGTCTACAATAAGGATATTCTTACGCTTGCTAATATCCCAACGGCAGCTAGGCGCTGGTTGATCCAGTTCGTTTGACACATAGCCGAACGCATCTTCAGCCATCCATAAATTGCTCTCAGGTCCCATATCAGTAGTGTCGCGCAGTCTAACATCTAGTGTGTGCATAGGAACATCAATTAAGTGACTGAGCATAGTTGCAATGGGTAACCCGCCTCTAGTAATTCCAGCAATGTAATCAGGGCGCCATTTGTCTTTGTACATTTGTAGTGCAATGGCAGTAACCGCAGTTTCAACATCTTGCCACGTGTAATACTTTTTAGTTGTCATTTTCTACTAGTGCTCTAATTGTGTTGTAGTTTTCCTTTGCTTTTTTCAGCGCAGGGTATTTGTTCATTAGTTTCTTTTCTGTTTCCTCCTCCAGCATCTTATCTTTTGCCCAACGCAGAGCGTTAATATCGTCATCTCGTAAGCTTACGTCTGCTACATTACTAAACAGTGTAGTCCAGCATCCGCTTGCAAATACCTGGAACATGTGGTTGCTATATCTTACATCTCCGGGCACTGCTCGAGGGTCATCTGGACCGCAGTTAACATAAGGACCGCTATTACTAGCACCAGCGACTATTAACGACCCGTTGGACGAATGTATATCATCTAGCATCTTGCTTTCCTTTCCAGTCCTGCTCTACTAGCACATACGCAGTTCTAAAATTCTCGTATGCTCGCTCAAGTCCCGGATACTGGTCACACATCAGTTGTACTTGATCAAACGCCGGAAACGCTGTTTTGAACGGTATTTGGTTGTACCTGCTCGGGAAAAAGAAATCATCATTGGTATTAAAAAGACTGCCGTTTACTGAGACTGCACTGATGCTATTTACACTCCAGTTAGCAGGGTTAATCCAATTGATGTTGCTTGCAATAGTGCCAGTCTCGTCATTCGTAACCAACGAAGTTTCACCTTGCTTTAATAATGTCATACATTGTGTCTCCGCTAAAGAATTCTTTCGCTAGCACTTCTTTTTGTTTAGCCAGTGCCGGAAGGTATCTGTCGTAATTTTCCATGTACACTTTGATTCTAGCTTTTATTTCTTGTTTATTTTCGCAGTATGCTGCAAAGTTCTCAGTCCATCTGCTAGGGTACTTAAATACATCACTGCCCATTTCGCTGTAGCTTAGTCTGTTAGGCACCATTGGAATTGCTCCCACACACACGCCTTCATACCAGCTGATGCCCAGTGTTTCTTGCAGGTTTGCACTAAACACTAGTTTTGCTCTAGCTAGCAGCGCATGGTACTCATCCTTGGTTAGCTCAGTGTCTTGGCAAACTACAAATTCGTACTCTGGCATTTCCTTTGCTAGATCACGGAATATCTCCACTTGCTTTTCTGGCGCAACACGATGAGGGAAAAGGATTAAGTTTTCTTTTTCTTGTCCTGCAAACTTGCTCAAGTTTTCTTGTAAATATTCCATCGGCCAGCCGGTACGCACTATTTTACCTGACTTAACTAACTCTGCGCCGACACAGTCTTTCATACTGCGGATGACAAAGGCACTCAAGTACATATCAATATGGAAGTCAGTAGCAAAGAAGTTATGATCATAACAGTGAAACATTGACTGTTCGGCATATCTTACCCATGGCTTATTACCTATAAGTCTGCCCAAGAAGTCATTTTTATCGTAACTTCCTGCGTGCCAAAGTCCGCCTATTTTAATATCTACGCTCAATAGTTCTGCCATGTAGCGCAATTGTATTACGGTAGGATTCCATGCATCAGTATACAAGAAGTAATCGCCGTTGTTTATCTCGCCTTTGCAGAATAGTTCACCAATCTGTTCTAACTGTTTACTCTTGTAAACATTGGTTCCGCCAAAGTTAAGGAACGCCCCAGGCGTTGTAGCCTGAGGAGTTTCTCCACCTGAGATAACGACAATATCTTCCATTGTAGCTTGACGCAGTTGCGCAGGTAAGTGTTGCTTCCACTCACCAGTGTATCGTGTTGATACACTTTCAACGTCTACAATGTAAATAGTCATTAGCCTCTCCGAAAGTTTCCGCGGGCTTTTGCTCGCAACCACCCTTGATATTTTTGATATGCCTGCCATACTGGCGACTGTCCCCGGTACAAATCAGCTTCGTTATAGACTTTGCCCTCTAGTCGGCAAAAGTCGCGGTATGCATCCAAGTCGTTAAAGATCTTGTTTACTGTAGGGTTTTTAATAGCCATTATATTGTATTCCTTAGTAATTGTAATTAAGGCCGAAGCCTTGTTGGGTTAGTGTTTATTAATTACGGCAAATATTCAATAATGCCGTCGGACTCGCCGTCTTCTGAGACTACGATTTCATAGTACCGTTCACCGTATAAGGGTAAGAGGTGCTTTTCTAGTATATCATCAGCAATCATCTCACAAGATTTGTGGTCTTGATTTCCTGCTTTTATAAAATCTTGTAATGCCCATTTAACTAAGAAAAATTCTAGTTCTCTGTCTAAATGGTCTACTGAAAGTTTTACTTCTACGTAAAATAAATGCCGGTGCTCATGTTCAAGAAACTGTATTCTGGGGTCGATTTGACCTGCATTTGGATACTTATGAAATCCTTCAAAGCTAGTACGCACTTTAATAAATGTACGCTTACTGGCTATCATTGCGGCACTCCGATTGCTGCACTGCCCCGTGTCATTTGGCATTCCAGTATTTCTACGCTCTCGCCTCGCATTTCGATACCAGATGCAATTGCTTCCATCTTTTTATCTAAATCCGCAAGAGCGTCATGATCAGCAGCTAGCTCGCCCGGCAAGGCTGGCCTAACAGTTGCATGGATATTGTAATCAGCTAGCACTTTTTTAATTAAAGCACTAATAGTGCTCTTACCACTATTTGCTGTGCCTGATACGTATATTTCTAACATTGCTTTTACCTCTTAGTTTGTATACTGTAAGTATACGATTACTTTACGATTTTGTCAAGTGTATATTCATTCCAATTTGTAAATCTGTCACGACTCATTAGGTCATGCAGGTTATGACACCATACACCAGGGTTAGTAGCTTTGAAGTCACGGTCGTCAAGTTTGACCATTGTGTTGTAATTCCACTGCTTAATATAAGGCATGGGAATTCTTATTTGCGGAATAAAGTTATTGTATTCTACTAGCTCGCTTTCGAGAAAGTCTTCAGCAAGTGTAACGTCAATATCCAAGCTACACAGGAAGTCCTGTTTAAGAAAAGTTTTGATCATCTCATCCCATTCGAACCAGTCATCATTACTGTTTATTTTAAAACTATGATTGGCTCCAAAGAAGATGTGTGTACACTCTTCCTCGTCTGCGATTGCTCGTATCTCGTTTACGTCCTGTAGTCCAGTAACAAACAGAGTACGCATTCCGAACGCTGGAGTCTTTTCGACCTCTATGCCCACAAAGAACACTACACCCTCTGCTGTTTGTCCTTCATAATCACGCTTCATGTTGTACCTTTAGTTTTTATTAAGTCGGTGGATTTTGTCTTTGTACCATAGTTTGATGGTTTTTAAAACGATTAATTTCGTAGTTCGAAGCATACTCAGTATAGCGCCGTTTAACTAGCGTGTCAACCTTGTTGTGTTGAAATTTAAGTTCTTCTAGTCGATTTACTTCTTTACTCGGGTTGTTCATCTTCTAAAATCTCCAAGTTCTGTTCTGCATCTTCTGCAAGATCATCATCTTTTTGTGACGAAGATTCAAACAAGTTATCAAAATAAGTACTGGCGTTTACTGTTTTTTTACCTACTGCTCCTCGGGTGCCAGGAATTGACATCCAAAAACGGCTGTGGTCGTTTACTATATCCAGAGCAGCTTCTCGCGTTGTCTGTGCAAATATCTTGTCCACTACATCACGAAAGAATATTTGATCAAACTGTTCTTCAACTAGCATCTTAGGTACAATACCGTTGTCGTACTGTCTGTTTGCTTCTTGTACAGCGTTGATGTGACTCCACACGTTGTGACCCATTTGAATAGCGTAACTAAATGAATCCCAGCTAGTCTTTCCTTCTTTACCGATCTTATTTAGATCACCCGGCGCATAGATACACACATCTGATACTTTTAGTTCTTTTGTAAGAGGACTGTCTGTAAAGTTCTTAAAGACGCCATCAGTTAGCACAGTGTCACGAAATAGTCGACTGTCAGTAGAATACTTCTTGTTGTCTATGCTGGGCTGCATCCTGTAGACCCATTTCTTGCGATCAGGTGTTTCGGTATGAATATAAATTTGTCCGTTTGCTGTAGCAAGGAACGGTGACGCACAGTCAAAAGTAACCATGAAGTTCGGGTTATGATACTTGCGAACCGCACGTTGTATATCGGTTAACAAAGTAGCCCACTCTAGCTTGCTTGTTCCCAGGAAGTGCATTACGTCATGTATGCCTTGCTCTAATAAGCCGTCAAATCGCAGTGCTACAAGCCGTTTAAGCACGAGATGAACGTCACACATGTTTTGCCCACCCATACTCCATCCATTGAAATGGCGGTCTGGATAGATAGTTGGATCGCAGTAGTCTTTCATCTGCTGATACCAGTCTTCGGCGTCTGCATGATTTTCACCTTGTAATACGTTGAGAAACTTGCATGCTCCGGTTCTGTGCTTCATCCAATAGTCGTTATTAATACGAGTTGCTGCTACTGCTTCACTGTAAGTGCTTATTCCCGTTGCTTTGGCGCCTTCTGGGCTACGTGCTACCCATGCAGGGATGTCAAGGATCATGCCATAGTCCATGTACGCATCCATCCAGCGCAGAACTCCATCGCGCTTCTTCTGCGCTTTAGGACAGTTTGGATCTTTCCAGTCACCTTCCCAAACACCCTTCCCGATTTGAAATCCACCGGAATCCGCCAACATCCATGTGTTCTCACGATCACGGTTGCGTATCATGTCTTCTTTAGGTGAGTGCTTGTTAATATCAAGCTCAGCGTGACCAGCAGAATACAAACTCCATTTGTACTGGAACTGGCCTTCTTTATGGTTTAGGTAATTTAGACTTTCAACTCCGTGATTAAAGTTACTGGGAATGCGTGATGTTAACACATATTCACCGTACCGTTGCTTACCTACGTAGGTGGCATAAAAACCACTAAGTGCTGGCAGGAAAAATGCGTAATCTTTTTGTTCTGCTGTTAGGTTTTTATTCATTACTTTCCTTTAGTATTCAGTAAGTCGTCAAAGTTTCCGTACACTGTACTGTTTGTCGGAATTTTATACTTTGCTGTACCCACGTTACTGCCAACAGGTAGGTTACCGACGTCCCAGCGGCCAATGCCGTTAAAGTATTGCCCGTCGTTATAGTCTTTATACCTTGCTGCTTGATTGATAGTTATAACTTCTTTTTCAAGAGTAGATATACGACTGAGAATACTAGCTAACGGTCCAGGACCTGCAGATATTTCCTCAGCCTCGACAATGCTTGCTACTAGCATAAAGTTACGCAGTGCTTTTTTGACACTGCGGTTATTTGACGCTAACGCAGCGTCAAATAATCTTGCAAGTTCGTAAAGGTCTACTTCGTTGTCTTCGTTCATATTGACCTCGCTTTATTTAGACTGAGCTGGCAAAATGTAATCGTACTTGGCCATGCCGCTGTCAACTGAAATCATCATAGCACCCTGGTCTGAAATGCACATAGTCAGCTCACCGTCCAGATTTAGGATGCTTTGAATCTGTGCAACAGGCCAGCTCCAGGTGTGTTTAAGTGTACCTTCCACTCCGTGCTGAAAAACAAACTCGCCAGCGTGAGTACTTGCATCACCGAAGCTAAACACTAGGTTACCGCCTTTGGTTTTTACATTAAAGATAATTTCTTCTGAATGTGCTGCACTCATTAGCTTCATTCGAGCAATAGAAGCCATAGTAGGTTCTATTTGAATGTTCCAAGCTGCTCCTTTGAACTTTACAGTCTTAAGTCTTTCCTCAACTACGTTTTGCGAAATAAAGCGATAGTCGTTTTCAAAGTCACCGGCAGCATTCTCAAAGTGTACATAGGTCGGAATATCAACGCCGTCCTTTTGCTTGGATACTACTTCAATCTTAGCATCGTTCTTGTACTCGGGATTCTTTAGGTGGAGGCTTAGCTTGTCCAAGTTAGTCATACCAAAGGTACCGTGAAACTGTGGTACCGGAGTGTGGGTAGTTGCACTCATTATTACACTTCGATCTTCGGCCATTGAATCAATCTGAGTGTTTTCGTCGTTGGTTATCTTAATAATTGTCAGGAAGCCCAATGCGTGGGTGTGAGCTACTACGTCTTGCAAAATATCCTTCATTTTTAATCCTTTTAGTTTAATTATACTTCGTACAGTATATGATATAACCTGTTGATTGTCAACAAGTTTATTTAGGTTTAGCTTCCAAAGTCAAAAAGACTATTGAACGTAGTTGTTTGTTTTGTGCTTTCTAAGTCGTAATCAAGTACTCCTATAAGATTGCCTAGCTTATTATCGATAATAGTTCCTGCCATTGCACCATCGTCAAACGGCAACTCTTTAAACCATTCCGGCAAACGTAACTCATCAGTTGGATATGCAATGCTAGTATATCCCAATGGATTAGGTTTTAGTTTGCAAACAATGCATTTCATTCCATCAGTTGCTTCTTGTGAATATTGGTCTCCGTGCATGCGTCTAAGGGCGTTCCAATTTATTGCTGCTCTTACGTGGCCTGGCATGTTGGCCTTGCCCTGCTTTTCTTCAAGACGTTGATAATGTCCTAGATTGTTTACACGTTTGGGAGTGCCTTTTTCCCAAGCAGGTCTATCTATAAATTCTTTTCTAAATACAGTAATTCGATCTAGTACTATTTCTCGATCAACATTTGTCAAAACCATATACAGTATTTCTTTCAAAAAGTCCTGCATATACACTGGAGTGTCGCTGCGTCGTAAGTCTAGCCCCATTGCCTTGACTTTACCTTCCGCCCCATCTACATCTTTGCGCTTTCCTTCGTCGTCGTATACTAGTGTAGCGTATCGCTTTTTAGTAATAAATAATCCCGAGCTAGCAACAATCTCTCTGCCTGCTTTGATAACTTCTGCTCTAGACTTAGCACAATGAAATGCTTTTGCTGCAAAGTCTACAAACGTAGTGTCTACTTGTGCACTAACTTGGTCATATAGAGAAACTACACTGTCCTTATCCCAAGGGATACTACCTTCCTTGATGTCTTTTTTCAGCGTAGGATACGCACTGAAGTAGACTGAGTCAGTGTTGTGTACTAGTATGTCGTTAGCAAAAAAGAACGGATCTTGTTGAACCATTGACACATCGTACACATAGTCGTCTACTTCGCCTAAGCAAGTAACTTTCTTTACTTTTGTTCTAATAGTATTCAATTGGATACCTCCTGTAGATAATTTGTCAGTTAGATAGTAATAATTAAGTCATCTTCTTCTAAGTTTTTCGGAGTAACCTCAGTAGTAATTCCGTGTCGGTCTACAATTAAACTATGATCTTCTGTTACTGTGACCTTCTTCCCGTCATCAGTTTCAATTTCGTATAACTTCTTTTTGGTCTTGTGTCGCATCACGTAAGCTATTTCTCCAAATACCGCTTCATCTTCAAAAGCATTGTAACCAAGCACTGCGTTATTTTCTTTTTCCATTTCAGTTCTAGGAATTGCGTATTCCTTGCCTTGATCTTGTATTACTCTGTAATCAAAACGATTAAATAGATCTTCGATAGAAATCTTTTTATCATTAAGCGTAATTAAAGTGTCTCCGGTCACACTGTCACCATAAATTACAGCTTCTCCGACATGGTCATACACCCCAGTAATGGTTTTATTTACTTCTGCGCTCATATGTTTAACGATCTGTCTACCGGTTAGTGTAGTTGACTGTCCGATTCGCTTGTCAAAAAATCTACAGCCCGGATTCAAAATTGCCCCATAAAGAGAGTTCAACGAAATTTTCTTTACCAGTTGACGCTTGTCCCAAAATGTTATTTCGGTTTTGTTACCGGCTGTAATAGCTTTCTTTAACATTCCCTGTAGGTCTTTACGTTCAGCGTACCAACGCTTTAAAAGACCCGGAATAACTCCTTCAAACTCAGTTGTAAAGATTGTGCCATTAGCACTGATCATCCAAGGCATTCGACTTTCAAATATCAGTTTGTATATTTCTGCACCGCTGAGCACATCGTGTCTACCATCCTCCCAGTCAATAGTCAACGCAACGTCTTTTCGTTTGTCCATTACAGCAACATATTCAAGACTTCCAAAATGACCTTCCCATGCACCTGCAAACGTTTTCTTTTGAAGTGTCATTGCTTCATGGACCATTCTGTCTGTCATGTCTGGCCGAAGTTGCCCTACAACAGTTTCGGGCCCCATGTTTAGTGCTCGAATCACACTAGGATACAGTGAATTTAAGTCCATTGAACCTATAGCTAAGTGTAGTCCTTTTTTTGGAAAGGCAACGTATGCACCTGCTGCCTGCGTGTTTTCGGTACTATGCTTTTTTCTATTTGGTACCTGCAGACCTCTGTGATGTGCTTCATTTATAATTGCCTGCTCAGTAATAGCAACAGCTCCCATAACTGTTTTCAACATCACTGTGTTAGCGTGTGCAAGTTCGTTGGACAAGTCAATAAATTTCAGCTTCTTGTCTAGCTTGTCTAACAGTGCAGTGTCCTGTCTGTTGTATTCAACAAACGTTTCAAAGTCGTTGTTATACAACTGATCTAGTGTTCCTTCATATACCGTCTTATTTTCGCCTATCTCTAGCTCGCCGATTGCATCAAGTCTATAAGTGTGTCGTTCTTCGTAAGTGTATTTCCTATAAAGATTTAGACTGTCAAGATGCACACGTCCAACAAAGTCATAGGTCTCAGATGTCTTTCCAAACTTTTCGTATTCTCGCTTCTTAGGAAGTTCTCCCCATAGGCAAAACTTTCGCGTGTCGTCTTTGCTTAATACGCGCTGTATACGATTTACAGTGTAGGGCACGTCATACCCCTCTGAATTATGAACTTTTGTCCCATTGCAAACAAAGTAATGTGAGGTAGTTTCAATATCACCCATTGGTATCATTTCGTCTGTTTCAACAATACGTTTGACTTTTACAATGACCTCGTTTGAATCTGCGTCGTGGAACCACCGAATTTTGCAGTTGGCTGAATTTTTCTTATCAAATAATGCCGGCAACTTTTGCTTTTTACTATGCAAAGGCTTGATTTTGAGTAGTTGCTCTTTGCAAAACGCTACATATTTAATACGAACAATGTTGTCATTTACTGTGGTAATAAATCCGTTCCACTTCAATAATACATTCAGTTTACGTGATTGGTTCTCAAAATTGCATATCTCCGCATGCCAAGTCGCCACTGAGCCATCACCATCAATACAGCCACTGATAAACGCACAGAACTGGTCCTCAGACAGCATAGACAATAGTTCGACATTTAACTCTTTTTTAGCTGATTCACTGTATATCATATTTCGAAGAACAGAGAATTTATTGTGCCTACTAAAACCAACGTAGAAACAACCATCCTTTCTACGATTTATTAAATTCACATATCCAATGCCCTCGTTGTTTATAATGTCAACTGCTGCCTGGGCCAATACTTGATTAGAGTTGCAAAATGAATAAGTGCCGCCATAACTGTCAAACGTACCGTCAGTAAACATCATTCCAAGCAACCTGCACATATCAGCCGATATAACTTCGTCTTTTGATATACACTTTTCTTTGGATAGATGACTTTGTTGGAATTTAAGTGAGTCCTCTATCTCCTCGACCGTAGTTATAATAGGCAGTGTATTTTCTGTAAACAGCTTACCGTAAGTCATTGCATTATTAGTGTTGCGGTGTATTGGCTGCCGTAAATAAACATCTTGAGTTTTCATTCTTTCTTTAATAGAGGATATGTTACCTTCGACGCTATTTAATTTTAGCGTATTAAGGTTTTTGTATTTTCTCTTATCTTTAAAATAATGCGGAATAACATGCTCATCCGATATATCTATTGTTGCGCCAAAATCGTCAACTAGTACATTTTTTTGTTTTAAGCCAGAATCAAACGTGTTTACAACACTTGCGTTAGATAGTGTGTCTCCCTTTTTTATATTTCCTAGTGTCTTAATTCTATCGTCTAGGTATACCTGCTCATTTATGCCAATGCAGTTCCAACCGCTGTGCACATCAGCATCTTCCAACAGGTCCAAGAACGTAAGCAGCATATCCTGCTCACCTTTGCCTTTGGAATCGTTAGGAAACAGTATTACCTCATCTCCCCATCTCTTTTGACACATTGCCCTGGCTTCCTCTAGTGGGAGACCTTTGGGCGGTACTGCTAGTGTGATCAACATGCTGTCTAGCCACTGTAGGCATACTGTGATAGCTGTAATGGGCATAAACGGGTCGTCAATCGGAGCCCATCCACGCACTGGGTCGAAGTCAGTTTCGATGTCCCAAAACAATACGTTTAGCTTAGGGGAATCCTGATTGAGATAGTTTTCACTTAGGCATTGGAAAATTGGATTAATGTCGCTTTCAAACAGTGTCTTGTCTCTGTTAATAGCAACTTCTTTTCGGAAGTCTTTAGTATTCTTTGCAACAATTCTACTTAGACTATCGCCAAAGATACTCTGATGCTTTCCTTTTGGGTCTTTGTAATAAAACGTATACTTAACCGGATATTCTACAAAGGTTCGTTTTCCTTCGCGTCTTTCAACAACGCGAATAACGTCTTCTTTTCTATCAAATAATGCGTCAACGTACATCGTTGGGTATTCTCCTTGTTTATGGCCAATTGTGCCATGCTGCATGTTCGTAAGTGAACGACTCTTTAATAATTATGTTTTGGCATGTTTAAGCATATACAAAGTGACTCTTGGGTCATTCACGACTAAGCAGTCCTCAGGATATACTCTTTTGTCGCCGCAATAACCAGTCATACAAACAACTATCATCTTAGCTCCTAGTTTCTTAACAGTGCCCAGAAGGTCTTTGTGTTCTGGTATTTCTGTCATTTTATTTCCTAAAAGAATAGTCCTATTACGTAGATCAATGTAAGTGTACCGTTTAATACAATCAAACTACGTTCTTTCCACAGCCAAGCAACTACGGTCCAAAGTCCACTGCTGACTACAAACGCAATAATGTAATAAGGATATATGTTAAATGAAGATAAGATAGCAGCGGTGATCAGCAACGCTGTTGCTAACCACGCCAGCTTCTGATAAGGTTTCTCATCAGGTGCCTTCATATTACTTGTCTGCTCCGATAGTGGTTATGATAGTTTCGAGGTCATCAAAGTCATCGTAGTAATTTTCCCAATCGCGATTCTTAGCAATCTTAATTGCTTTGTTAATCAACGAGGATTTAATATCTAATTCTTCTGCTACAGCTTTTACGGTGTCTTTAAGACCACCTTTCAAATCTTCAATCTCTTGTAATGCAGTAATAGCTTCTCTTACTAGATTTTCTAATTTGGCTTTTTCTTCAGGTCCGTAGGTACGATCACTCATAGTTTCTCCTTTGTGTGTTACTCTAAGTTACTGTTTATTATACGGTTTTTTTGACAGGATGTCAACCGGTAAATACTTTTCGATTGTCGAATGCACGGTGCCACCCGAAGAATTTTGCCTTATAGTCACTCTGGTCATCGCTTGAAAGATCCTTCCATTCAGATTCACGTGCAAGTAGGTTCTTAACACCTTGCTCCCAATCTGTGGTTTCAATAATAATTTCTAACTGCTTTTTTGCTAATATAGCAGTTTTGATGTCAGAAAAGTCTTGTTCGATGTGAATTACTTCCATACATATAGCATGAGTGACATAATCTAGTGAAAAGTCAATGCCCCATTTGGGATTAACACTTAATAGTTTGTTAAGTATAGGGCGAGTTTCGGATACTTCCTGAATACGCTGGCGGGCCTCACCTGCGAATGCACCACGGAATAATAGCATACAGTGATCTAATACCAGTCCTTCTTCTGAGTCTTCACTATCGATATACCATGTCTGAACTGGAGCAACATGGTACTGTATATCTTTGTTTAATCTAACACCGTTCGCAATGTAATGCAAATGTTCAAGCTCGGCAGGAACTTCGTAACCGTCTTTATCAAAATCTTTAAAAGGAAGGGTTCTTAATTTTTCATAAGAAATAGGAACTGTTAGGAACGGATTAGTTTCAAATTTATTATTAACGTTTGTTAATTTCATATAGCCCCTGCACTTTTGCCGACGTTGTTATAACCATTTGGTATAGTCAAGCACTAATTACTAGTTATCTTTTTTCTTCTTGTCGAACTCGCCAAGTGCTTTAAGCAATGATTCTTTAATAGAATCTTTGTTTTTTGTTGACGCAGATTCTTGCCGAGGGGCCTTTGCGTTTAAAAATTGTTCGAATTCTCTTGTTAGCCTAGCGTTGTTAAAAATAACGTCTAGCTGAGCAGAATATTTCTCTATCTTACTCGACACGTTAGAATTAGTTCTAGTTGTTGCAGCCTTTTGCTTAGGTACTGATCCTTTCTTCTCTGACGATTTTCCTTGGTTACTCCCGATACCAAACGCCTTTTTAAAATTCTGAGGATTCTTATATCCTTGTTTAACTTCATCGGCGAGTCCTTCTTCGACATCGTCTTCGTCTTCGTAATCATAGGATCCTACTAGCTTATCGTCTAGCGGATGATTAGTCCGTCCAGATTTAGCCTTGGGCATAGGAACATTACCTTTAGCATAATCTCCGTTTTTTTGACTCTCGGTCAACTGTACTCCTGCAAGCGCAGCAAAATCTGATATACTATAATCTCGATCCATGTTTAGCGATCCTGCTTCAACCTCTAAACTCTCTTCCAAGTAGTTTTTAGTTTCGTTAGTTAAAGAAGCACTTTTCTTAGCAGACTCTTGTAATTTTCGTAGTTCTTCTTGGGTGTTCGAAGGCTCTATGTCATATAGAGTCCTTTGCAGTTTATTGTAGTCCATAAATAATTCCTGTTACTTCTTTTTTCGAGTTCTTGATTCTTGGAACTCGTCACTAGGCATATTGGTACCTTTACGAACACTACCTTGATTTGTTTGACGCTTGTGTGCAGCTTGCATGTACTTTTCAATCATGTCTTGCGGAATGCCAGTTTGCTTAATTATGTCTCTAATACTTGACGGCCCGGCACTAGTGCCGAAACGAGTAAACGCATCACCTAATGTGCTTAACTGGTTTGATACATTGTCGTCCTTTTGACTAACTGCCATATCCATCATAGTACGCCCTAATTCAACTACTTCGGAATTTTCGTTTAGCTTATTTGACCCATTACGCTGACTGGTAGAGCGTTCTGCTAATTTAGCACCCAAGCGACCAGCAAACTTGCGTCTAACACTTTCAGTTGTTGGATCACTTGACTTAGTTGTTATTTGCACTTTTTTATCAGGATACTTTTTCCTAATGGTCCCCGCGGCTTTCTTAGCTGCATCAAAGTTTCTAAACTCAACCGGCTGGCCATCTTTTTTCCACAACTTGCCGTTTATTAGCATATAATGTGGAGACATCTTAGACATTTTTCTTGCAGTGTTAATGCTGCCAGCCTTTTCGTCATCTTTGGTATCGTAAGCAATATCCTTGCCCATCTGGTCGCGCTTGGCCGGTCCGCCCATTACACCCCCGGACCGATTATCAAATCTACCTTCGCCTACTGTGATCTCACTAGACGGCATTCCGCCTGGCATGTTGATTTCGCCCTTGGACTTAATCTTGTATTCTAGATTGTGATACACTGTATCCATGTAGTCTGCGGCTTTGGTAATTTTTGCTTGCTGCCATGCTTCTAGATCATAAGTATCTGGTAGTGTTTTCATTAAGTCATGAAGTTTTATTGCATACTCTGCAATGCGGTATAGTTGTGATCGAGCCATTTGTAACTCGTGATCAGCGTCGGCTGTTCCTGCTAGATCAGATATTGATTCATTCACCCTACTGACTTTTCTTTTAATTTTGGTGTTAGCCATAGTTTTAATCTCCTAATAATCTTATTTATCGTTTAACCGGCCGCCCACCCATTATGTTGTCATTGACATCAAGGGCATTTTTTGCTGTACCGTTTTTATTTTTCTTCTGCGGGGCAATCGGAACTCCGTTTTTATCTAATTTAGCTTTAGCTTTTGCTGCTGTAGGATTAGCTACGCTTGCAACTGCGCCTGCGCTAGTTCCGCCTGCTGTTGCAGACTCTTTAACCGCAGGATCGTCTTGCGGGTTTGGAGTTTCTTCTGAATCAATGTCGTAAATGTCTTTATAATAGGTCTTAGGAAAAGCATGTACTAACTTTAGTAACTGTTTTACCGGAACGTCTGCACGAATTACGCTGACTGATGCAAGGGTGTTTACTGCTGCTAGCCATCGGTGGTGACCGTCAATAATATAGTTATCCGAACTTGCAATAATAGGCTTTTCATTCTTTCTTTTTAGAAGAGCTTTCATAACCCCTTTGTCACTAAACTCTTTTTGTACTGGTTTTAGCGTTCTTGCTGGTAGCCGACCTCGAGTAATAGTAACACCGTTGCTTTCTAAGTATTTAAGGAATTCCGGATAATCTTTCTCTTTAATTTGTGGCATCTTTCTGCGAGGAATACCAAGCGTCTGTGAAGGATCTGGTTTGTCGATTCGAAATTCGCTTAATATGTTCTCGTCTAGGTCGGTTATTTTCACTTCTTAATATCCTTTTTATGTCTTAGTGTGGGTGGCCGGCCGTCTTTATCTACTATGTTACCAAACTTGGCAGCTTGTATCTTTACTTCGTCAGGACCAACATCAGGAGTAGTGTTTACTCCTTTAACAATTCTGCCTACTGCTTCTGTAATTTCTTCTATTTTCATTCTTACCTTTTCGGCGACTTTGCACCCATTTGGTCTAGTGATGCATCTATGTGCAGTGCAAGTTCAAAATCTAAATCTGTTAATCCCCCTGCATCATGAGTTGTAATAGCAATTGTAACTTCGTTATAAAAGAACATAAAATCAGCAAAATGATCTAATTTTACTTGCGCTTCTTCAATATCCATAAAGAAACGTAAAGTTTGATTATAGTCATCGAACGTAACCTCTTTATAGAGATAGGTGCCTTTGCGCATTTCCCAGTCAGGAGTATGCTTTTTGCGTATCTCTTCTGCTTGTAAGGGCTTTAACTTGTTCATTTATTGCGTCCTCTAAAAGTAGGAGTCTGATTAAGGTTATTAACTTGTTTAAACCATAAATCGAACCATTCAGGTGTGCCTGGCGCAAAACCTTGCTCACGTTGCGTTTCTTTAATTTCTGCTGCTTTATAACTGCGTTCTTCTATTGTAATAGCAGGGGAGTATTCCTGATACCCTTTAAACTCGTTTACTCCAGCCAACTGTTTAATTCGAGCTAATTCATCCATGTTAAGTAAGAGGATTCCATTTGTTTGTCACACTATCCCAACATAAATTTTGTTGGCGGGCAGCTTCGTTAATACTTGCATGTTCTATTCTAATCATTTCAGCAATGGACTCGTACGCAAATTCCTTCCCGGCTAACTTTGTGCCAGTGTATTCTTGTACAATCTTCCAAACAGCTTGATCCTGTCCGTCGTCAATAAGACTTCTTACCTTGTCGATTAATGCACTGTCATCATTCTCTTTAGCTTTTCTGTAGAACTGAACTAACTCCATCATTCCAATATTACCAGTATATGATGCCATCTCATTAGTACCTCGATGCACTTTAGAGCAAGTGTTTTCTACTTGTAGCACTTGATTAGAAGTTTGAAAGTTCTTTTTACGCATTACAGTCTTGGCAACAAGATCAATACCTTCGCCAGTTTCGTCCCAATTTAAAACAAATGGTAGGTTTATATCAGTGGACATAGACTTAATGACAGCCTGGGCCTCTGGCCTCATCTGTGATATCTTCTGTCCCCACTTGCGATAGGCATTATTAAACAGCGTAACAATCTCAGCAATAGTAATTTTCGGACTGTTTCTTGAATGATTAATCTGATTAAAGAAATGTCGTGTAAATATAAAGTCAATGTCTAAACTAGAAAATAATTGATTAAGATACTTTTCTAGTTTTTGTAGATCCTGACCAGTAACATCAGGTGTGGACGTATTCTGATCGTCCTCAGAAGTTGCAACTTCATTTGACCCTAGCGCATCGTCTAACAATTTTGCCGCTACGCTACCATTTTTTCCGTACATTAATTGTGCGGCCTTCGACTTGTCCTGGCTGCTCATAGTCGGCCAACCTGATCTAAGTTCGCTGGCACTTTTAATCTGCATTCCGCCGAAGTCAAAGTCAACAGCAGGACCGTATACCATGTAACCCATCTCGTCAGCAGTGTTTAAATCTTTGCCGGCATAACTTCTTAAGTAGCCGGGCTCACCGTTCTTTTTTATTTGGTCTGGCTTTGGATGATTATCTTTGTCTTTTGTGCTGCGTACAAATACCAAAGCTGAGTTGTCATCAATAAGTTGTTTGTAACTAGCTGCATTAAATGGACTTTTAACTTCAATGAAGTTGTTTTGGGGTACTCCCGACATAATTGCAAGTTTTTTCTTTACATCGAACGGGAAAGGTCTTGATAAGGTATCACTTGTTGCAGCAACATAGACATTAGATTGTCCAAAACTTTTCACAGCCCAGTCGTATAGACTTTTGTGCCCAGGATGGAAGGGATGAAATCCCCCAGGCATTATTGCCACTATACGTTTTGCTTTAGCTTCATATAATTGTCTTAATAACATTCCCTGTTCCTAGTGTGGTTGCCATCTTTGTCTAGGCACAAGTTTAATCTTTGAATCTTGTGCTACGTATCCCTCACCGCCTCGCACTCCGTCAGTGCTTGCACTAACGTCACTATCTGCGCTATCTAATTGATCGATCACATTATCTTTAACGGCCATGATTTCTTTAACTAATCTAAAAATTAGTGGAATAGCATTAGGTGACGCTTGTGCCATATCAATAATTTTCTTTTGTTTATTAGCACTTACTTTTGAGTTTTCGAGCCACTTAAAGAATCCAGTTTCTAGTCCTGCTAAATTTTTTGCCTTGCTAGTTTGATTTACATAAGTGTAAATTATGTTCTTCATATCAGACAGTCCTTTGATCGGAGCTAGAAATTGATCAATAATTGGAGCAAACTTTTTAGCGTCTTGTCGTATCCTATCAATACCAGAAGTGTCAATTTCTGGCTGGTGAGTTACATAGGTCTGACCTAAAACAACTGCATCCCTGCTGGCTAATTCATTAACATCAGTAATCGGAGTACCGTTTTTACTTCCAAACTCGCTAAACTTTGTGTGAACAACAACACCAACTCTACTAGCTGCAATGCGCTTACCAAGCTCGCTATCGCTGCTCACAGTGTATTTAACTTGATTAGGAGTAAACTCAATTCCTGCCTTGGTCGTTTCAAAGGGATCGCGTGGAGTATACAGTAAGTCCCCAAACACATACCCTCGAAACTGCGGCGGAGTTGCTCGCTGCATAATTTTAAATACCACACCCATGCTCGAAGCAAACTCTGCTCGCTTAGGATCACCCTGGTCCTTGCCGGTGCTATTAATAAAATCTTCTAGCTGTTGAGCAGAAGTGGCTTTGATCCTACCCCATGCGTTCTTATTGACTAACACAAACTGCCCTTGATCATCACGCCCCCAGTAGACCGTTGGCATGCCATCATACTTAATACTTACGTCAGAACTATCGGATCCTAGTTTGTCTAGTATGTCTGCTGCTTTGATTGCGCCTACGCTACCGTCAACAAAAACTAGGTCTTCTAGATGTTGATATTCTCGCCCAACAGTAGCTTCCGTTAATTTCTTTGATTCTCTAAGTGCGTCGACGTTAAAACGTAATGACATAACACTCATGAACTTGTCAAATTTTGAAATATCATTAAATACAAACAGTTGTGAGTAAGAAGTGTTGCTTAAACGGGTATCTGGGTACTTTTTATTCTGTTCGAACTGGTATATTGTTATGCCGTTGCTGTCAACAAAGATTTCTAAAAGTTCTAACGGAGTCGTCGAACCAAATAGTCTCATTTGATTATTACCTGTGTAGAATGCAAAAGCAGGAATATACTTGTTGCCCACAACTGGCTTTGTTACGCTTAAACTTAGCAGCTTCTCTACTTGTTTGATTGTGCGTTGATCAAGATCTTCGCTTAGTAGTTTACCGGATATTTCTGCATCCACAACCTGGAGGTAATCCAGTACATTTAATACTCCGTTAATATCTCTAAACGATTCAGGTACCTCTTCTAGCGGAAGATTTTTAATTTTGCTAAACTCAGCAAATCGCATTTAGTAAGCTCCATTTCTTATCTGAGTTAATTCTTCTGCAAATAATTTGTCAACAATCGCTCGTTTGTCGTCTTTCTTAAATACTCGATTAAGACTGCCTAATTGAAACTGATCGCAGTAAGACTCCATTGCACTCCCTACAGCTTGCCCTAGACATTTATTAGGGTCAATATGTTTTTTTGAATCATGCAGATCTTTCATTTTCATTATAGCAGGAAATAACGACTTGCGATAAATTATAGGATCATTTCTCATGTAGATAATGACATCCTCGACAGTGCCTTCTGTATCAAACGAGTCTTCAAATTCTACTAATCTCATAATATTTCCTTTACCGCTAGACGATCATTTGATTCGTTAATCCTCATCTGACTCTTCCTCACTTGGAAATGTGGACTTGTCCTGCCACTGATAACTGATTTTGTCTTCATCAATCGGCCCACCTTTTGCCCAAGTTCGACAAGCTCTTGCAGAATGGCACTTGAAATGATGCATCCAGCAGTATCCTAACTCGCCATCTTCGTCTGATGTAGGCCCTGGCAAACAGTCATTCATTCTTTCAGAAATATCAAATGCTACACAATTACCGCAAACACTCGACTTTGCTGCCTTTACTGTTGTACTCCAAAACTCTGCAATGTCTTCCCAGTATGTTCCTGGTTCGTCTACATTAAGAGGTCCGTACTGAACATGCTCTGCTTGTACAGCATCGTTTCTATTTATTGTGTTTATTTTCAAATCTTTTGTTGCAGGGGGACACTCCATCTTTGCTTCTATTAATCGCAAAGAAAATTCTCTGTTTTGTACTGCTGCTACGTCTTGCATTCTCATAATATTTCCCTTACCAGTTTTTGCAACTCCAGTACTTTGCGGAAGTATTGGGTCCTGGATTGTCGCAATTATGTCTTGCCCTAAAACTCTTTTTTGCTTCAGGGTTGTCTGCTTTGATTTCCATATCAGGATCACCAAAGTTTACTTTCTTTGTATTCTTGGTCTTTGGATCTGTAACGTATACATGAAACTTTTTCGGTCCGTCGGAGCTTCTAATGGGCTTACCTAGCTTAACTTTGCTACCTTGATACTCAGCTTCGTCTAGCTGTACACTATTATACCACATAACACCGTATTCTTCAAAGAACTCATTTGCATTAAGTGTTTCCTCGTTAGATAATTCTCCGTCCATAGTTGAAATTTCAATGTCAAAGTCATCATAACCGTTTTCAAAAAGGTAATTTGCTAACCTTTCTGCATACTCGTCTGATTCATCTTCGGCCAAGTTGCGTTCTAAAGGTATATGAAATACACTTGCGTTCTGTTCTGTTTCTAAAAGTTCTAATGCAGGAAAGATAGTGTTATCCAGACTTTCCAGTAAACCCTCTTTCTTTTCAAAGATTATTCTTACAAAATGGTTCATAGCTTAGGTCCTAGTGATTTAACACGATGGAATCAACTGTTCCACCAACAAAACTAACAACTGCTCTTATCCAAACATAATTGCCAGTGAAGTTAATAATCCTACTGCCAAAGCCATTGCTATCGTTATATAAATGCACAGTAAACCAATCTTCGTCGATGGGGTCTAATGCTAGAGTTGCCTGAATGATAATGGATCCATTCAGGCTGTCGTAGGTGTACTGTACAGTATGTACTCCGTCTCTTCTGCCGTAGTAACCGTCACCTTTATATTTTTCTCCAGTGACTGTTTCGGTTATAGCCGATTCGCTAGAGTGAGTGTTGTTTGATAAAATTATTTCGCTAGTTGCCATGCTAATATTTATCAATATCTTTTTTATATACTAAATAGTCTATCCTTCTAATGTTATGTCCAATTAGCATACTAATAAGTTTAAGCACTTTATCGTCTCTTACATAAATGTATAGCCCGGAAGTATAATGCCCGTTCTTAATGTTATTGATAGTTAATGTACCAACTCTGCTCTTGTCCTTATTGGCCTCTAACCAATTAACGAAGTCAGGATTAATTTTGTTGTTTCCAAAAGTAACCTTTATCAAAAACTCAGGAACAGAATTAGTGAGTATTATGTTCTTTTTTGTCTGTAAGAACTTAGCAAAGTCAGCATCAGGTTCCCAAAACTCCCTATTGCTAACTATCATTCTGCTTGCTATTTTAGTAAGCAATTCTTTATCATTAGAGTATATTATTAAAGTTCTGCCAGGGTTAAGTCTTATTTTGTAATCTTCAGCAAACTTTAATATGGTATAGATATTTTTGGCGTCGAGATAATGATCAACTGGAACTCTACGTGTTGTCCTCCAAACTATTTCGGACATTGGTTCGTTACGTTGATAACTTTCAGTTAGTTGGTCAAGTCTTTCTCTAGCATAACTTAACACACTACTTTTCTGAAGACTAGATCGGAATATTGTGTTTAGCTGATTGGAAAGTAGCAGCTTGTACTGATACTTTCCGTAATGCAACTTTGTTGTTTCAAACTGTTTCATGAATTACATTTGCTGAACATAATAGCTTGATTTCACCTGCATGACAATCAATAGTAACATTGCCACCGTTCTTTAAGTCCCCAAATAATATTTGTCGAGACATTGGCCGCTTAATTTCTTTATCGATCACACGCTGTAACGGCCTTGCTCCATTCTTTGGATCAAATCCTTTGTCAACTAAGAAGTCAAGTGCTTCGTCGGAAATCTCAATTGTAATGTTTTTGTTAGCAACCAAGTCGCGTAATTCGCACAAGAATTTACCAACAATTTTCATCATTACGGGCTTTCCTAATCTAGCAAAAGTAATTACGCCGTCTAGTCTATTTCGGAATTCAGGAGCAAAGAATCGCTTGAACTCAGCATCATCATACTTAGCATCCTCCTCATCATTAAATCCTATGGAGTTCTTCTCAGTTTGAGCAGCACCAAGGTTAGTTGTTAGGATTAGTACACAGTTTCGAGCATCGGCTTCTTTGCCATTTGACCCAGTAATTTTACCGTTATCCATAATCTGCAACAACAGCTGGCTTACGTCTGGGTGCGCTTTCTCAATCTCGTCTAACAGCAATACACAGTTTGGATTTTCTTGCAGTTTAGTAATTAGTACTCCGGCATTGTCGTCAAATCCAACATAACCCGGTGGCGAGCCAATCAGCTTGCTTACAGAGTGCTTTTCCATATACTCACTCATGTCAAATCTTACTAGTGCAACTCCTAGATTTTTAGCAAGTGCTTTGGCAGTTTCTGTCTTTCCACAGCCAGTTTGACCTAAAAATACAAAGCTGCCCACTGGTTTGTCATCCGGCTTTAGCCCTGCTTGGTTAACAAGAATCTTATCAACAATTGATTCAATAGCAGTATCCTGCCCATAAACCGATCCTTTAAGGTTAGCTTCCAGGTTTACCAGATTATCAGTTTCTTTTTCTGCAATCTGTGCTATTGGCATTTTGACCATCTTAGCAAGCTCAAATTGTATCTGCTCTTCATCTACAATGCGATCACCTTCAAAGTCGTCCTTGAGCTTGTATCTCGCACAGGCAACGTCGATGAGATCAATTGCTTTGTCTGGCAATTTCTTTGTTGTTTGGTATTTAACACTGAGCTTAATAGCGGCGTCAATTGCTTGGCCAGTTATTACTGTATTGTGGTAGTCTTCGTAATACTTTTTAAGCCCTTCAAGTATGTCCCTAGTAACTTCTACTGTGGGCTCGTCAACCGTTACGCGCTGAAATCGTCTCATAAGCGCACGGTCTTTTTCAAAATACTTGCGGTACTCTTCCCAGGTAGTAGACGCTACTACCTTTAGGTCACCCTTAGACAGTGCTGGTTTAAGCATGTTTGCTAGGTCGTTTGCACTCCCGCCACTGCCAGCGCCAGCGCCATTCATCATATGGGCTTCATCAATAAACATGATTGTTTTGCCCTGCTTTTGCAAAGCATCCAGTACGTTCTTAAATCGTTCTTCAAAGTCTCCCCGATACTTGCTGCCGGCTAGCATTGACCCAATATCTAAACTAAACACTTTGTAATCTTGCAGGAACTTTGGTACAGCACCGTTAACAATGTTATATGCTAGTCCCTCGGCAATTGCCGTTTTTCCGACACCGGGATCTCCCACCAATAACACATTGTTTTTAGTACGCCGACCTAGTGCTAATGCCAGGCTTTCTAGTTCTTCGCTTCGCCCGATAATAGGATCAATTTTGCCTTTTTCTGCAAGGCTGTTAAGATCGGATGTAAAGCTTTTTAGTGCTTTTTTTCCTTCAGGTGAAGCAGATTCGCTTTCTTCAAATTCTTCGTCAAATTCTTTGGCGAGGTATGCTGCAAACTTGGCTTTTTCAACATTGCCTTTTTCTAGATAATAGACACACATTGCTTTCTTTTCTGACAAAATGCTCAAAAGTACGTCAACAAGTCCAATTTCTTGTCGACCAGCAAACAGCACCTGTGTAAATGCACGGTTAAGTACACGTTCAACTGTTTGCGTTTTCTTAGGTTTATACTTTGTTTGATCAGTAATTATCTCGTCACATTGGTGAGTTAAGTAGTAGTCCAAGTTCGACTTGATATAATCAACGTCGGCTCCAAACTCTGTCATAATACTTGCAAAGCTCTTTTCGCAAAACATAGCATGGACCATGTGCTCAAGAGTAACATACTCGTGACTGAGCTTTTTTGCGTTGCTGATTGCTTTATCGAAAGTTTCTTGCAGTTCTTTGCTTGGTTCTACCATGTTAAATCCTCATTGTTTATTAATCTTGTTTCGTAATACGATAATTTCGTCTATCAACTGTTCATTGGTAATTTTTGGAATCTCTGCATTTATTTCAACGTATAAGTTCCCCCGCCTACCTGTGTTTATATTAGGAATGCCATGCCCTGTAACACTAAATATTTGTCCGGGCTTAGTGCCACGAGGAATTTTAATTTCTAGTTTCTTGTCCTCTAGTGTACTTACTAGTATAACACCTCCTAGCATTAAGTCAAACACGTTTACTTGTTTTTTTGTAATAAGATGATCTGCATCCCTTTCCCAACCCTGGGCATTGTTTACTCTCACTTTTATGTGAAGATTGCCTCGTGGATAATCAGGATGTCCGTTATCTCCTAGTGATTGATAGCGTATCGTGTCGCCGTTTTTTGCGCCTGCAGGAACATCTACTGTTACTGTTTCTAACTCACCCCCAGCCAATCTGTACTGCATGATCAAACTTTTTCCAGTCATTGTATCGCGTAGCTCCAGCGTTACTATCATCACTACATCTTTGTTTCGAACAGTA